CATTGTTCAGTCAAATCTCTGTTAAGTGGCACTGAAAAGTTTATTTGAAAGCCCCAGTTTTCACTAATTACGTACCCCTCTGGGTCGTAAGGTGATGTATCATTACCCATATAAAATGGGCTAAAGGTCATTGTAGAACCATTACATGATATGTTAGAACCGTAAGCTTGTCTAGACGGTGCTCCATTGTTTTGAAATTGCACTGCCTGATTGGTAACATTTCCCGTAGCTGCGGCCACGGGGTTTGATGAATTATTTGTATCTCCTTCTGCGTATGCAGGTGTTACTGAGAGAATACAGAGAGCGAAGTAGTAGTAGAGTTTATTGTATAGTTTGTTGTGGTATCCCATTGTTCTACTAATCCAGCGGATCTTGATGTGGTTTCTAGTGTCCAAGGTAAAGTTGTGTCTGTTATGGTAAATGTAGTACCAGCACCAGTTATATCGGCAGATGGTGTTACATTAGAGCCATTCCAGGTCTTTACTTCAGCCCCAAACACTTGACGTTGTTCCACTTCAGTTATAGTTTGTGTGGTTGTAGTTGTTGAGTTCATACTACCTGTCGTAAACTGGGGCGTGACGGTATTAGCATACGCACCCGCAGGTAACAACAGTAGTACAGTTAATAATTTTTTCATTTAATTACTTTTTGACATTCAGAACATTTTACACCTTTTGTATCTTTCTTTCCGTTAGATGTAGACAAACCAAAACTGGCAATACCGCCCGCAAAAATCGAAGCTACAAAAGTTATATCTGCAGCATTAGAAGACTTCTTGAGCATTGGTACTTCTACATAATTTAAAGTAATTATAAATCCACTCCAAACTACAACAGTTAAACGTACAAGTGTACTAACTATTTCCATGCGTTCTTCGTGCGTATCACACGCTGACATCAAACCTTGTTTTTTGTCTTTTTTTTCTTCCATTTTTCTATTCTACCTAATAATAACTTTTGTAGTTTTTTCTTTATAGTGTCAAAAAATGGTTGAGCAAAGGTAGTTACCGCAACAGCTGAAACAGCTGCATAACCAGCAACTACCACCGTGTCTGCAGTAGGCAGTGGTACATTAAAATCAATAATTGGAATGTTTATGCTCGGTGGATCTGGTTGTTCTGTTTTTTCTGTGGTAGCTGGTTGCGTACCCTCTGGTTCACGAAGATCGCTCGGAGGTACAACCAGCGGGATGTAATTTGGAACATCGGCTGTTGGTAAAGGTATAGATATAGTTTCAATCCTCTGTGGATTTGGAATTAGTATCGTTGGTACTTCCATTTTCTCTATCTTGTATAACAGCTTGAATTGCTATTATCTGCTCTTTACATTGGTTTTGAACTGTTAAAGCTTCGTTATATTGAGTAACTAATTTTTGTAATGTTTCTTTTAGTTGTTCAGTGGTTAGTCTAGTCATAAATAATTACCAAGGTTTTCCTTCTGCTGTAACTGGTGTGTTAATAAGTACTATTTTATCTTCTAGAGATTTTTCAATAGCTGTAACTTCATCAGTTCCAAGTTTTGTCTTAACCCAACCAAGCACTGTTGACTCAGTAAGGTCTTTATAAGGTACAAGAGTCTTTGGTTTTTCAAGGTTTACTTCACCAGTTGCTCTTGCTTTTTCTTCACTACCGTCTATACCTTTTACACGATAGATAACTTTTTTAACGTAGCCGTCAGCTAGTTCTCTTTCTAGGGTGTTAATTTCCCACTTTTTTGTAATTGCCATTTTTATATTGTAGGTTTTTTAGGCCATGTAGGGTTTGCAGGGTCAGCTGTGTTAGCTGGTAAATCCCTTAGTTCTTTTCTATAAGCTGCCCAAGGAATCTTAATTTTATCTGGTACATCAGCCCCCTGTGTCCAATCACAATTAGCTAGACGTAAATTTCTTTTATCTCTTAAAGCTAAAATATCTTTTTCAGCTTTAAATCTGTTTTCTAATGTTGTTTTTTGTTCTTCTGTTAATTCTGGGTCAGAAAAAATAACTACATCATTTTCATCTATGGTGTAGTTATATATTCCCATAGAAATTAAAATGTTTGCTTTGTAACTCATTATGCGTAATCGGCTATTCTAAGAATTGTGTAGTGTAATCGACCTTGGGTACCTCCACTATCCGTATCGGAACCACCTTTTCTAACACCTATCCTAACAGTCATGCTACTTGAACTTTCTACTGCCCAAACACGTTGACCAGTTTTTGTATTTGTATGTGGGTTACTTTCTAATCCAGAAACAGTATCAGACTGCCATGTTCCGCCTAATCTGTATGCTATTTCGTAAGTGTCTTCATCGTTATTAGGATATTCACCAGCTATCATTGAAGGTGAGTAGGTAACACATAGTAAGTAAGATCCAGCTTCTAAAGTTATATCACCAGTATCTGACCAGCCGCTTTGTAAACCACTAGTACCGTTGTTGTTGTTGCCTATACTAAGTCCACCAGTAGTACTATAGTGAGTCTGAGTTAACCTTATTCCTCCGTAATAAGCCATTATGATACCTCCGTTAAATTAAATTTGTACTTCTTACCAGAACGGTTATTTTTTAAGAACAAGTTTGATTCTCCTTCTTGTATTGTCCAGTCACCCCAACTACCATCGACATCATTAGATGAGCCTTCGTTAGATAGGTGAAGGTCATTGGTGTAGATGTTTCTTACTCTGTAAGACGATGTACCAATATCATAAGCATTGTTAACTGCTGGATAAAAATGTCCACTTTGTTCCATATACCATCTATCAGAAGTAGAACCTCTAAATATGATTCCAGAACCAGTGCTTTGAAGGTAAAGCCAGTTACCATAATGTTGTATTTTAGTTTCATCACCTGTCCAGTTACTGCTAACAAATCTTAGATCACCGTCATATACCTGAGCACCTGTTGATACAGTTCTAAATTTTAAAACATCATCATAATATAAATATACACTACTATTAGCATAAGCTCTTATAGCTGTTTCATCAAGCGTTGTATCGTTACCGTTACTATACAAAAGCTCAAACATACCATAAGCACCATTCTCACCTACAAAGCCCCAACTTCTTGATTGCGAATTTCCGTTTTGTGGCCAGATTAGTGTTGATGTAGTATCCAACATAGATACACCACTTGATGTAGTGTAAAATCTTTTAGTGCCATTATGGAATAGCTCTACTGCTCCATTATCAATAAATTTAGCAAAGGTTTCATTAGCTCCACTATCCATAAAGACAATATTATTGTCAGATCTAATACTTAAATCTCCTGTTTGATTAGTGACAATGCTATTAGTTCCATTATGAAATATTTGTAAATCATCACTAGCACCAATTTTTAATCTATTAGCAGTAGTACCGCCAGCACTATCTGGTAACTCT